TGAAGAATTATGTCCTATTTTTGCAAAGTTAGTTCCAGCAACATCTAACATTATCATGTCAGTAGTAGTAGAAGCAGCATCAATCTCTAAATTTCCTGCTGGATTATCAGTTCCGATACCAACTTTACCATCTGATTTGATGCGAACTTTTTCATTATTTCCAGATAAACTGAATATAATATCACTACTAGATTGCCAAGTCTTTATATTAAAATGATCTGATCCTGAATCATTACCAAGAATATAAGATAAATTTCCTGCTCTATGTCCATATATGTAACTATAAGCATCACCATATAATTTTACTATTCCTGTTGAGTCGATACGAAGTCTTTCCTCATCATTTGTACCTAATGTTATTACATTTGAACTTGGAGAATGAACCGTTGCTCCAGTTCCTACACTTAATGTATCTGCACTAAGAACTTCAGTTTCCGCAATCTGATATACATTACCAGAGAATGTTGTTGCTGTTATAACACCACCACTAGCAGTAATACCAGTTCCAATTTTTAATACTGAAGTTGTGGTAATACCAGAAATTGATAATGAAGTTCCAACTATAGTACTTACACTAATAAATGGGTTTCCAGTTAATCCTGATGCAATGGTAGCACTATCTGCATTACCCTTTAAAGCACCATAAAAACTAGTTGCACTTACGATTCCTGTACTACCATAAACACTTACACCAGTACCCACTTGCAAATCTGCTTGTGGGTTAGTGGTTCCTATACCAACCTTAGATAAAGTATTAATACCAACATCTGTTGTATTCCATTTTCCAGCAACAATACCAGTTAAATATTGTCCATCACCATAATAAGTACCTCCAGTAACCACTCCTACTGTAGAAACACCAGATGATACAACCAATCCACCATCAGTTATTCTTACACCACTACGGGCAGTAACAAGACCGACAGAATCAACATTTACTACATCTTCATAGGTTAATGTACCAGCAATACTTACAGGACCATTAAAATCAGCACCAGCAGCAGTTACAATACCTGTAAAATTAGCACCACCACCAGCACTAACAACCTCAACATTACCTGCTTTAATTGATCCTTGTTGTGCATCTAAAGTAATGGAATCAGTACCAATCTTAAGAATTCCTGTAACACGAGCATTACCTTCAACAACCAATTTATTATTTGGATATGCTCCACTATCACTTATAGTAGTACCAATACCAACACCAGATAAAACATATGGACCATCAATACCTTGTTTCCAAGATTCACTTCCTCCTGCATCCCCAAAAGTAAATTTACCAATTTCATGATCATATCGCAAATAACCCCCATCATAAGCACTTGCATTCGTTGCAATACCTACAATATCATCAAGATACTTTAATTGTGTTTCACCACCTCCACCTATAGTAGATAATTGTTGCTGAACACGATTAACAAATAATCTATAATGTTCTTGCAATTGATCAAGTGTAACAAAGTTTTGATCTAATGGAGTTAATGGATCTGAATTATTAGTTTCTGGTGGTTCTGTAATGAGACTTTCATTTAAAAGATCTCTTTCATCAAGTTTCTCAAATATTTCTTCTAAATGATTTATTTTGTCTGATAAACTTTTATTTTGATTTTCTAATTCATCTAAATTAAGTCTTTTAATAGTATCATAAACTTTTTTCTGAATATTTCCAATTGTTTTATTATTCTCTTTTAAATGAGATTCATTACGAATAACTTCCAATCCCAATTCAGTTACTTTCTCATCAATAATATTTTTATATTCATCAACATTATCTAATTCTTTATCAATAGATTCTTTATATTTTGGTAATTCCTCTTCTACAAAATTGTTGATCTTATCTGCAAGACCAGCAACATCATTACTAATACTAATAAATTTCTTTTTATCAATACGATTAACATCACTTTTTAATTTAGTAATACTTTCTTCAAGTAAGAAAGTATATGCCATCATTGAATTATCAAGATCTTCCTTTTTAATAAAATCTTGTATTTCAGATTTAATATCTTCTACACACTTTATAGTATCTGTTAAATTATTAAATTTTGATAAACTATCTTTATAAACATTAAAAGCTTCTGAAAAAGACTGTAGTTCTGGTCTTTTTACCAATTCTTCTATAGTATCATTTTCTTGTGTTTCTTCACGAAAAAAATCTGACGGTTTTCTTAATGCCATTATTTAATTAATTTTTTTCAGTCTTTGTATTAGTATTTAGAAAGCCTTTCTTAAGTATTTTTGATAAATCTGATGTAGATCCAACAAATAAAGCATTATTTGTAACTTGATTTGGAGAATTTCTATTTTCTTCATCAACTTCTTTAACTTTCTTTTGAAGATCCATTAATTTATCAGTCGTATCAGCAACTGACTTAATAAGTTGACCTGCAACTTCATATGCTCTTGGACTTGCACTTTCACCTGCAAGTTCCATTATACCATTAAGAGTTTCTTGTCCTTTTTCTATTAAAGAATATAAATTTGCACGAGTATAATCATAATCCTTTTCTATATCACCAGTAACATTGGTAATAGTGTTTTTTCTTGGAACACATCCATTTTCAGGTACAGTTGAAATCTCAATACTACTTTCAGTATTGAGTGCTTTATCAATAGAATCATAACTAGACATAATTTAAATATCCTTTCCTTGTGTTGGACTATAAGTCTTACCATCAGAAAAAACTGCACTAGTTTCACTAAATCCAAAATCATCATCAGGTCCAGCAGTAACTGGATCTGGTGTAACTGTATATCTCTGAACACGTTTTGCTGTTTTAGTGTTAGTATCGGGATAATAATCAACCTGAACTTTCTTAATAAGACCTTCTGAAGACTCAGCAACAGGACCGAATAGATAAGTTTTTGCAGTAAAAGATAAAGTATATATTAATGCTCTTCTTGTGGCAAAATCTCCCTCATAATCATCTTGAAAATTAATACTGTCCAAAACAATAGGTACATCTCGTTTTTCTCCAATAGATTTAACTAAATCTACAGTTAAACTAAAAGATGGTTGAAAATATGGTAATATTTGTTCTAATATTTGCAATGAATCATCATTTAATTTACTTAAAATATTTAACTCAAATCCAATATTATAAGGAACAGGCATATAAACTTTCTTTAAATTGGTTCCATCAGATGCCTTAAATGTTTGAGTTACTCCCACCTTTCGTGTGGGATCATAAGTAACACTATTCATTTCAAACGACATTCTAGGTAATGTAGTTTGAACTGGTTTATTTAAATCTGCCTGTTGTTCTAATCTTGCAAGAAACTTTTGAGATGGTCCATAAGCTAAAGGAACTTTTAATTCACTATATGTATTTCCTGCAGTATCATCATGTCTAACATGAATTTGATTAAATAGGGTACCAAAAGATACAATAGTTTTTCTAACAATTTCGTGGTAGTAATAAGTTCCTAACATTAGTAATCACCAAATGGATTTGATTCAGAGAAGTCTAAAATAGAGTCTGCTTCCTTTTCTATTTCATCACCTTTATCATATTTATCAGCAAACTCAGCAGACTCTACATAATCTATACTATAATTTGCCTCAGAATCTGATCCTACAGCAACATCACCAGCAACAAATGTACCATTAGTAGCACCCAACTTAAGAATATTATTACCAACATCCCAAGATTTAACTCTACCTGTAGCACCAGATATAGAACCAGTAACTATTTCATTAAAGTTATATGTTCCAACACCAGAAATTACAGGTGGTGCTGTAATCGTTGCTTTTGAAGTAAAGCTAGTATATCCATAACCAGCATCAGTAATATATACTTGATTAACACCACCATCATCTGTAATAGAAACTGTACCAAATGCAGTACCAAGACCTGCCATTTGATTTGGTGCTGTAAATACAATATTTGGTGCAATAGGATATCCACCACCACTATTAGCAATACTAACAATTCTAACTCCAGCATAATCAGTAACTATTTGTGCAGTAGCTGCAGCTCCTACACCATATGAAGTTGATCCAACACCATTAATTGTCTCACTGGTAGGTATTATAGTTACAGTTGGTGTTTCAGTATAACCAGCACCAGTACTAGTCATAAGAATTTCTTTAACAGAATAAACTCCACCCAATTCAGTTGTTATTGCAACAGCAGTTGCATTTAATCCACCTTCAGGTGCTGTACCGATAGAAACTTGAGGAACTTTTGTATATCCATAACCATCATCATTTAGATATATTTTTCTAACATATCCTACTGAAGTAGACAATCCTACAGTTGCTGTTGATCCTATAGAAATAGTTTTTAATGTTGTAATATAACCTTGATCAGATAAAGTATCATCAATTTCTTCAGTAGTTGTACTGGTTTGATTCCAACCACCCATCTCATCTTCAAGTTCGAATAGTTCACATTGTAATTCATAAACATAAGTTTTACCTAATTGGTAAAATGGTTTTTCATGTTCTACAAATTTAACTTCAAAAATTCTTTTACCTAATGGAAAATATATTAAATCTCCTTCACGAGGTCTGCCTGAAACTTCAATCTCACTACTAGGAAATGAAGACAAAAATGGAGAAATAAAATCTTCAAATCTTTCTTTTGATATAGTTACTATCAATTCATCTTTAAGACTCATACCAAATTTTGTCATTATATCTCCTGCACCTGTATAACCTTCATAGGTATTAACATATGCTTCCAACTGAAAAGTATCAGTAAATTCAGAGGATTGAATTTCAGTAAAAATAGTATCTTTATTAATTATTTTTCTTGGTAAATAAACAACATCTACACCATATATTTGTAGTTGTTCATTTATCAAACTTTGAATAAGTCTTTGCTCACTCTGTGATCCTTGTAAAAAAAATGAATTTAATGCCATATCACATTATCCAATTAAATCGTAAGGTGGTAATTCATATTCAAGTGTCATTCTTTCTTTAATACCATCTAGTTCTCTTTCTGCATCCTCATATATTTCTCTACCATTCAATTCTATTCCACCAGGTAACTTAACACCTTTGAATTTAATTAAATTTTGACCCCATTGTCGTTTAATTAAGGCAGTTAGATACTTTTTAAGAAAACTATCATTATATACACCACCAAATTGAGTAGGATCTAATGCCCTATAACAATCAATAATAAAATATTGACCTAAAGATTGTGAACCCCAATCAATATCAAGATAAAGTCTATCTTGTCTTTTATTATATCTAATCTGTTTATCAGTTGTTAGTAAATGATCAATATCTTCCAAATAACTCTTTGTCATTGCATATTGCATTAATTCAACAGAATTGAAATAATAAAGATCATTTAAAAATAATTGATACTTGATACTAAACATTCCACCAGAAATAGAACTAGTATCAAATCTAAATATTCTCTCTATACCAGTAATTGAATCTGGAACTTGAATAAAATTAGATGTCTCATAAAAATTAGAAGTAACTGTTCCTAACCCACTTACATCTGTAGAAGTTCCTGTTGTTGTTACAATACCAACTCCATCTGTACCATTTGCTTTTCCTCTATCCAAATCTTCTTGAGTAATCTTATATTTTAGATACATTCTCTCAACACCGTCAAAATGACGTTCATTAAATAATTGAAGAGCATCATCAACTAAATCATCTATTTGATCATCATCAACATTAATTTCCAATACTGGATATCCTAATTTTCTTAGACAATAATCTATTAATTCTTGTCTACTATTTGGTTTTGCCATCAGAATGATCCTCCATCTATTTCTCCAGCAGTTAATATACCAGTCACATTTAATGAACCTAATGTTCCTACACTTGTCAATGAAGAATTCACAACACCTGTACCAAGAGTAGTTCTATTTAGAACAACATTAGTTCCTGCATAAAATTTTCCATCATCTGGTACAGCAAGACTAATATTTGTTTTTAAAGATAATGTTGCTTCATTATATAATAAATTTGCATATGGTAAAGGATCATTAATGTTTTCTTCACTCCCCCATTCAAGACCCGAACCGTCCAAATCAGTACGAATTATGGCAGTGGATGCTATTCCAATTCTAAAATCACCAAGAGTGATAGTTTGTTTACTTAGTTCAAATGATGATCCAGATACATTAAGATCTCCACTGATATAAACGGTTCCTACACCAGGAGTGATAGATAAATTATCAGGTCCCGTAATACTAGCAGTATCAATTTCAATACCAGATGATCCAGTATTGAATTTAGATGCAGTAATAATTCCAGAAACTACTAAATCTTCAGCAGATAAATCATTAACACTAAAATTTCCACCAACATACAAATCACCAGTAGTAGTTGTAATACCACCTAAAGTTGTAATACCATTTTTACCAGAAAATATTCCAGCAACAGTAAGATCACCTTCAACATTAAGATCATCACTAAAAGTTGTAATACCAGAAAATGTTGTATTTCCTTCTACTTCAAAATCTTTAACAGTAGTGATTCCACTAACATCTAAACTAGTAATAGAAGCAATACCACCAATTACACTTTGTGCAAGAGATGAAGTAGCATTAGAACCAATTTGAGTAGATAAAACTTTTATAGCATCTGATTGTCCAACTCTAACAGATATATCTGGCATTATCTTGTAACTCCTTCTCTAACGAGAACATTCCCTTCAACAACTCTAGTTTTTGTTGATGTACCATTAACTGTTATTATTACATCATAAACATATCTACCTGGTTTTAAAGATGTTGTTTGATCCGATGTTAAAGATAGTGAGAGTGATCCTTGAGTAGCATCAGTTATTGATGTTGAAAAATCACTTTTTGCCGAACTTACGGCGTGTTTTCTCATTTGAGCAGTTACTGAATAATTACTCAAATCCAAAGCAGATCCATCGGTAGTATTAGACAAATTAAATGTCTGGCTAAAACTAGATCCTGCATTAATTATAAGATTGGAAACATATGCAGCTGCCATCTATCTTTATAATAATTCCTAACTATTATTTAGACTAACTTCTCAGTTAATTTTTTAAGAGCATATTTAATTTCACCAATATCTTGTTTCATCTGATCTAATTCTCTCTTTTGAGAATTTTTATAATCTATAGATTTAACATATTGATCATATGCAACAGAATCAGTATTTATAATTGCTCCTGTTGCTTCATCTCTATATAAATTTTGATGTCCTTGTACTCTTATCATCTAATTGCTAAAGTTCTAAGATCTCTAATAGAAGGTGTATATGCCTGATTAGTACCAGACATTACAACTTTAACCTGATATCCAACAAATAAATCTAAATTATCTGCAGTATATTGATATTCTCTATATTGTCCAGCAGAACTAGAAGGAACAAAGGAATCAGATCTACCATCATTTTGAGTTTCATCTATAACAAAATCTCCAAATCCATCACCATCGGCATCTTGTAGATTTTTATATCCAGGGAATAATTCATATTCCTGTCCAATTTCATCAGAATCAGATCTTATTAAACTATATAAAACTCTAATATCAGAAGAAGAATGTCTATATGCAGAAAGTATAACTTTCAATGAAGTAGCAGGTTTAGATAAGTTAACAACATTGGATACATAAATTGCACTGTGTGGATCATATAAACTAGAATTAACTTTAGGATTATTTGCATAATTATCAACTCCAATAGGATTATTTAATCTATTAAGTACAAATTCAGTTTCACAATTTGCAGCAATATTAAGAGCAGGTGAAATATTTGCATTAGTAGTTGAAAAATTCAATAATGTTGTAAAAGACTTACTTCTAGGGAAGTTACTTAAATGTTGATTCTCATTTACTTTAGATGCAACCAATCTAACACTATCTAAAGGATTATAACGATTTATTTGTACTGCTTGATATCCTTTATCTTCAAATGAGGTTTCATTACCACCAACACTTGTTCCAGAAACAGTTCTAATATCACAAGTTACATTTGTTTTTGATCCATCAGCACCTGTAGGTAGTTTTATATCATATAGGGGTACTATTCCATTAAATAAAATATTTCTAGATCCTAAAACACTTTTACCACCAGCATATTTATTATTTGTGAATGATAATTGTGGGATATCATCAACATCAGCATCTCTTGATACTCCATTTGCAGTTCTATCAAATTGAACATAATAACTATCCAAATCTTTCTCTTTATCAGTCATATTAAATAAAATTTGTTCATCAACATCCAATTTTGCTAATCTTCTAATAGAAACACCACTAAGTTCATATTTGGTAATTTTCTTTTTAGCATGTTGAGAAGATACACTATCCACTCCTCTACCATCACTTCCATCTGCTATGGTTAAAGATCCAGCATCACCTGCTCCTGCAGTAACTCCTTTATATCCAATAATTTCACTTCCAATTTTTACATATCCAGTATTTGCTGTACCTACAGGTAATCCTTCAAATGTTGAAAAAGTAGATATATCATCAACTACAATCGTATTCAACTCATCTCGAGCCAACACAGCAGATGTTTTTGTTGATGGAACATTTGGTTCAATATCTGTTAAAAATAATTTATTATTGATTGAATGCATACCATGATCAAAATGATCTACTTTAAGATAATTACCAGCATTAATACCAGAATTAAATTGATTATCAATAATAGTAGTATCGGCAAGAGCAACAATAACGTTACTATTATCAAAATAACTTATAGCAATACCAGCATTTCCTGTATATGAATTATTATCTCCTTGTATGTTTGTTAGATATAAAGTATCAATGCCATCATAAATACTCCCTACAGTAACCCTAGCACCCGTTCCCTGACCTCCTTGAGTACCAACAGTACTTGTCTTTATACCAACAACATCACCTGCCTTGTAACCTCTTCCCTGATCGGTCAGGGTACCATTCAAACCATCTATTTTTCCAGTATCAGAATTAACACTCATAATATTTAATTTCATTCCTTCACCATCACCTGTGATAGCAAAAGTTTCAACATCCGAATCTACAATATAATTAGATCCACCATCGGTAATATCTACTGTTATTGCTGAAGAACCTGTTCCAGTAATTACAGCAGTAGAAGTTGGTCTAGTTGCACATATTTTTCTTCCAGGAGTTAATGCAGCAAGTAATCCAGTTTCAGATGAATTAATAGTAGTAATTCCGATTTTTCCAGTTTTTGGTAAAGTTGTAATAGGATTGTTTGTTAATTTTGTTATAAAACCATTACTATCATTTAAATCTGGATTTTGTAAATGAACAGTTCCTGTTGTTGATGTAAAATTGGCTTTATATAATCTAAATGTCAAATCTTGTCTTTGATCTTCTGTCCATAATGCACCATTTTGGGATTTAAATAATGCACCTGTACCAAATTGTCTAGTATACTGTATAGAACTTCCTGTATTTCCTGGAATAGTTTGTGTATTTACATGATTATGTCCATGTACTGCAGTCCAAACTTTAAATTTAACACTTGCTGGTGCTAAAAGGACAATTGCATATGATTTTCCAGGTGCCAAATAAACTGGTTCTGGGAACGTAAATTTAGTTGCAACAGAAGCAGAAACTGGATCTGCTTTAATAACCTCAACATCATTACCATCTCCATCAGACATTCTAGGACTTAATGAAACAGAACCTAGAACTACTCTACCTGGTCTAGCATCTCCTGTAGTCTCTCTTATTTGACATTCTACCTCTTTATTGGATTCAGTATCAACTGTAGCAAAGAATATATCAACAGCAGTTAAAAATGCTCCACTATAATCTTCATTAGCATTATTAACAGCAGATGGAGCATTAACACTTCCACCAACAACAAATGTTTGAGCAAGTGGATCACTATATTCTGCCCTTACAGTAAATTCACTAGAAACTTGAACCGAAACAGATGCTGCCACATCAAGATTTACTGCTGATGATGTTGTTGTTACTTCATTTTGCCATTCTGATTTCGTTCCATTTGTTACATAAGTAGCATTTGCAAAGATTACATCAGCATCTGCTCCAGGAAGTACTTTTTTATTTTCCTCACTTGTAGTTAATGTAACAGTTTTTGTACCAGTATTAATTTTAACTGGTGGAGGTGGTGAAAGATATGGATCTCTAATAAAGAATGATCCTATTATATCACCATAATCATCAGTAATTAATCTTAAATCTTTAACATATGCTTCTGCACTACTTTCCTGTCCCAATAAACGAGAATTGGGTTCAACATAACCATAATATAATCCTTGTGCTTCTTCTGATAAAGATATTGTATCAACGTTTAAAACCCTTGATGTTTGGTTATAATCTTTAGTTAAAAATCCAGATCCACGAGAATATGGATCAGAACGATAAGTTTCATCAGGGTTATCATATGCTCCAAATTTATGATTTGGTTGACATACTCTAAATTTCATTATAACTTCACCTTCATTATTAAATGCATGTACTTCTTCACCAATAAGGAACGTTCCATTGGATCCAGATGTGGAACCCAAACTTTCAGGAGTTATTTCAAGTAATTTTGGTATGAAATCTACTTTTTGTCCATCAACAAATAGATAAAATTGTGTATAACTAGAAAAACCATTAGCTTTAAATTCGGTATTTCTTGATCTCATCCAGTCATCAGATCCAGATGAAATTAATTTATTCTGACTTACAGTATCTGTATTTGTAAAACTAAAACTATCACTAACACTATCACTAACACTATCCGATTGACTACGTGTTCCACCACTAGATCCATCACGAGTTGTTACATTACCCAAATCCATATGTAAAGATGTTTCAAGATCTAAATCAAGACTTTGATTTTGATCAACACCACTTAGATGAATTTCTTTATCCTGTAATTGAATAGTTCTACTCCATATATCTCCCTGTGGATTTAATTTCAAAGTTCCTGTATATACAGGAAGTTCATATGGGTTTATATTTTCTATATCAGGAATTCCTTCAGGATCGCCAGTTGCATATTCTTGCTCAATCCATTGAATTTGATCATATGATAAAGTAATTAAATTACCTGTTTTTTGGCAATTTTGATCTAATAAAGTATAATTTACACCTGAATCTTTTTTAGAAGCAATTTTTTGAACATTTTCAACTACATCCATTTGTAAAGTATTCCTACTACGTAAAGCAGATATTTCTTGTCCTGATATTTCAACAGTAGATTTTTGTTTATCCATCAATGAATAATTTTTGAAATCATCAACAAAAAATCCAGATTTAAATCTACTTAATCCTGCACTATCTTGTACTTGAAGAGCTTGTACACTATTTTCCAATAATGATAAAGAAGTAATTTCTTCTAAATTAGAAACTCTATCTTCAATATATCCAATA